GATCGTGTGGTCGGTGCCGTTGTGCGTCGGGTGGTCCTGCTGCGAAAACACAATCGAGTCGGCGCCCACTGCTGCCGCTACCCTGGCGACGTACGCGGGAAACGTATCCGGGCGCCCATACTTGGCGCTCAGTTGTTCCATCTTGCGCGTGATGGTCCGCAGGGTTTTCACCATGCGTTCCAGGTCATGCAGTTCGAGCGAGCCCGTCTCGCGATATCGCACGTCCCAGCCATACAGGTTTTCGCGGTTGTCGCTGTTGGCCTGCGAGTCAATCTGTAGCCGGTCGTATGCGGCCTCGTCGTGCCACGAACTACAGCCTCTCACCTCGTCGTAGTTGACCAGCTTGTTCTGCGGATCGTTGTCGAAGTAGCGGCGCTCCGATGCAGTCGGGCCGATAGTGACGATGTAGAAGCGGAAGTGTGCGTATCCGTACGAGTGTTCCTGGAAAAACTTCAGGCCGTAGCGGGTGGGGATCGTCGTTGTCTTTGCCATAATGCTTATCCTAATCGTTTAGGTTACTGGTTGCAAGTCAAAAGTGAGTCAAGGCGCAAAGCTATGTGCGGGTGAACTTCCAGGCGCCGTAAATCGGCGCGTGGTCGTAGCGTTCTTCCATCGCGGCGCGTCCATCGACTAGGGCGACAACGTGTCTAGACTGCCGGAGAATGTAGCGTCCTGGATGGAGCGCGGCGAAGGTGGCGAGCGTCGGGCGGCGCTGTCCTTTCTGGACGGGCGGCAGCTTGATCCAGGTGGCATTCCAGCCGAAAACCTTTTCCGGTTCCCCGATAGCTGGCGCCATCTGGCAGGTAAGCCAGCGGTCGAGGTGAAAGCGTCGTCCGGGCCGATAGCCATCCTGGACAAGCCGGGCGACGACATCGGCATAGGGTGTCTCGGTCACGGCCGCGAGCGCGCGAATGGTGCAGTCGTTGGTCATGACTAAAACAAGCTCTCCTGCTTGGCGGCGCGCGTGCTGGGCTGTGCGGTCAAGGTGAACGGCACTTCAGCCAGCGGAGCAGCGGTCTGGATGGCGTGGGTTACTTCGGCGGCGACTGCGGCGACTGGCGTCGGCGGCAGTGGCAGGCTGACAACGGCGCGTAAGGTTTTCATCCTGGCGGCATGCACGCGGGCGTCGTTCGCCTTGTGCAGTGCGCGACGGAGCGTAAGCAGGCGCGTGTAGTCGGCGGGCTGTAGGTACTGGCCCGCGATCTTGCGGTCGAGCAAGCTTTTCAATTCGTCGGCGGCGACAGCTAGCAGCGCGGTAAATTCCCGATACTGGCGCCCGGCGATAGCAGCGCGCGTAGCACTCGGCGTCTGGATGACCGGAACAGCGCCCTTATCTACCGTTACCCGCACATAGCCCAGCATGCCAGCGCCATGATTTGCTCCGCCACATTTGCAGTTGCAGATCGGGCCACGGGCGGACGTGCAGCGGTCGTCGCACTTGCACCGCGTGTGCTCCTGGACAAGCCGATCCACCTGGACGCGTCCCATGTACTCAAACCGCTGGGCGCAGGTGGCGCAGGTGGCGCGCGTCTGGCAGCGTTCCATCGTCTGCTGTTCGGTTAGCGCGACTACTTCTAAGCAGCCGGTGCAGCGGTAGAAGTGTCGAGCGGTGTTCGTGGTCATGGTCGGTTACTCCTTTTCGTTTTCGACGCGTTCGGCCCATGCGGGATAGCGGTCGGCAAGTTCCGCCATCTGCTCCGCGTAGACCACGGAGCCGACCTGATCGGGCGTGTACTCCATCCAGCGGCGAAACATCGCGCGGTAGGCAATGGCGAACGATTCAAAGGTGGCGAAGTCCATGTGCTTATCCTAAGTGTTTAGGTTACAGAGAGTCAAGCGGGAAGATCGGAGCGCGGCGCCTACCTGCCTTTGGTGATATCGACCAGCATGAGCCAGCGCGGGCCGAATTGGTTACGGAGCTGTTGGAGCAGGCTGGCGTCGTCCTCGTTGCACGGGTAGTTGCCGTCCATCCATGCATCGCGAAGCGTCTGTTTCCACGTTCGGCCGTATGCGGTCGAGAATCGTTGCAATGCTGCCCACTGCTCCGCTGTCGGTTCCCCTAACGTGCGACCGGTCCAAGTGCTGTGCTGTGCCATTGTCGTTACCTCGTTTCGAGCCTGTAAATTCAGGCGTATTTGATGATCCATTAAACGCATATGCGATGTCAAGGTGATTCGCCTATGCGTTTATGCTTGACATACGCCCATGCGTTTCTGTATCTTGAATACAGGAGGATTTAGTTATGGATTTTTTGACTGGTTACGCGTTCGGCGCCCATGTGGTCGATTGGGTGTTTCTGTTGGCGGTGCAAGCGTTTTGCCTCTTTGGCTTTCGGGTGTCGCGATGAGCGGGATCACGAAGGCGCAGGAACTCGCGATCCTGGATGACGTGATCGCCAAGCTGGGCGCCCAGTCCTACCTCGGGCCTTGGCTGTCGTCGGTACGCGCGGAAGTCGAGCGGGACGTGCGCTCCGACTGGGCGCCGATGTATCTGCCGTCCGTCGCTCTGCGCGATGCAGCCGACATCATCAAGGGTGCGGAGCAGGTTCGGTCTGAACGGATCGCGCAAGCTCAGGAGACAGCCGGGCGCATTCACGCGACAGCGGTCGAACAGTCCGCCCAGGTGCGGCGCCAGACGGCTGATGCGCTGCGCTCAGCCCTCGCCACGGTTGAAGGCTGGCGCTAAAAATAAATCGCTCAGGGTGCATTTTTATGCTTGCATCCTGAGCGGCTAGGATATACTCTTGGATCTCGGTTGGTTTTTAACGAAAGGGAAACGCGATGACAGCAAACGAGATTCTCAAGGCGCACGCGGAAGAAATCAAAAAGGCTCAGCCGTATCTCGACAAGTCGGTCGTGGTGTCGTGCGAGGTCGAAGGCTGCGATAACCGGTTCTATCCGGTGATCGCGGGTCAGGTGATGTGCGTCGATTGCGCGTCGGCGTTTGAGGCGGATCAGGAGGCGTGATGGCTCAGTTAATGCTCGATGGCGATTCAGACGGGTTCGACTATCGCGCGGTGGACGTTCCCGCTAAGCGGGTGCCCACCGTCCACAATCCGACGAACTTTGATCCGGCCGCGTATGAGGTGCTGGATTACCTCGACAACAAACGGCCGGAGTACTGCGGCGGGAGTTCGGAGGGCTACGCGGCGGACGTGGAGTTCTGGGAGCGCGATATGCGCGAGGCGCTGGGCGACGACTGGCGGCGCAAGTCGCATCGCTGCGTGCACTGCGGGAACGGCAATATCCGCTGGATCACGGTTACCCGGCACATTCCCACGGGCGATAGCGTCGTGTTTGGTGCCGATTGCACGGCGCGTCTCGGGTTCGCGGATCGGCTGTCCTGGAAGCTGGCTCAGTTGAAGTCCAAAGCCGAAGCGGGCCACGCGCGGTTGAAGGTCTGGAAAGCGCGCGAAGCGACGTTAGCGGCCTATCCTGCCTTGGCGCTGGCACTCACGACAGCGGCCGATCCGGTCCACGCGCGGAACACGTTTGCCCAGGACGTGATCGGCAAGCTCAATCACTTCGGTTCGCTCTCACAGCGGCAGGTAGAGGCGCTGGTGGCGTCCCTGGCGCGCGATGTCGAGCGAGCCGCCCAGCGCGCCCAGGAAGCAACCCTGCCGGTCGGTAATGCGCCCAGCGGGCGCCAGACGGCGACCGGCACGGTCCTGTCGCTCAAGCTGCACGAAAGCTCCTACGGCGAACAGCTCAAGATGTTGGTTCAACTGGAAAACCGCGCGAAGGTCTGGCTGAGCGTGCCCAGCGCGGCAAGCCTCGAACGCGGCGATGTGGTCACCGTGACGGCCACCTTCACGGTCAGCCCGACCGATAGCACTTTCGCCTTCGGCAAACGGCCGATCCTGGTTTCGACAACCCGCCCGTAACTCTGCCATAGGGCGCTCCGGCGCCCTTTTCCCAATAACCTAGCCGTGGCCGTGCCTATGCCGTGCCTATTTGGAGAGTCGCTCTCCTGGCACCTGCCCTGCCTAGTCGTGCCTATCCGTGCCTATGCCGTGCCTATGGCCATAGGCACGACCTGTTTTCTGGACAATTCCCGCCCTGACACCCTCCCACGTCCAGCCGTCCAGCCGTCCAGCCGCCCCCAGGAACCCCCAAACCCCGGAACCCACGAATTGCCCCAGGAACCATAATCCGGCCGTCCGATGACCCGAACCCCGTCGCGAGCGCCGTTCGTCGCCCCTGGGACCGGCTGGCGCGGTCGTCCCCTCTTCTCTCTGTTCCGCGAGCTCGCCGAAACACCCCGAACCCCGACACGACGCCTAGACCCCCCTCCGACCGGCCTTTTCCGGGAAACCCCTAAAGGGGTTTTCCCCCCCGGACAGGCACGGGCGTCGGGCCTGCCTTCCATGCCGTGCCTATCCGTGCCTATGCCGTGCCTACGACCCGATAGGCACGACCACCTTCGCCTCGAAAGCGAAGCCACGATTAAATTTCGTAAAGATTCGCGTTCTGGCTCAGCCGTCCATAGTCGCGGTGTCTAGGCTGGACTTTCGCCCCCTTAGGTTACGCGTAATGCCATTGCCTTACGGCCGACTGTCAACTAAGCGGCTAGGTTCTCAGGCTGGCAGGGGAAACGCGAGAGCCGACAGCCGGAGGCAATCACCGATGGCCACCTGCCGAGGCAAGGCGCCCTGCGTCCTGGACCTTCGCGCGGTGGGCTCGCCTGCGCTGGCGCCTGCGCCCTGCTCCGCCCTGCGACCGCTGGCGCTCGCCCGCTGGCTCGACGTGGGCGCGGTGGCCAGGGTATGGAGGCGAAACGCAGCGTGGCCACAGGATCGAAGACAGAAGTCGAAGCGCACGAGCGCAGCAGGGACTCCTACCCCTGTCGCGGCGGCGGTGGTGTCCGTGGCTGTTTCTCCTAAGCTCTTAGCTTTCTACCCCGCTGTCGGCGGCGGCGTGGCCATGGCAGTTTAGCCTAAGCGGTTAGGGTATGGACGTGGGTGGAGGAGTGTGGTAGGGGCGCGTGGGTTAGGTTAGAGTCTTGGGGCATGGGCGTCGAGGACACGTTAGTGGCGGTGGCGGTGGAGACGGTATCGAAGGTATTGGGGGACCGCGAGGCGGCGGTGGCGAAGGCGCGCGGGTTGACGGAGGAGCAGGCGCGAGCGAGGGCGGCGGCGTTGGTGAAGGCGCGTGGGGGCGCGAAGTGGAAGGGGTCGCGGGCGCGTCGGCGTCGGGCGGAGGCGTTGCAGGCGACGGCGGAGATGACGGCGGCGGTGGTGGCGGAGCAGATCCGGCGTGGGGCGTTGTTCGACCCGAGGGGGTTGTTTTACGCGGAGGACGGGGAGGAACTGTATACGCGGGACGGGCCGTTGCGGGAGGACGTGCTGGGGAATCTGAGTCCGGCCTGGGTGAAGGGGGAGGTGAAGCGGACGTGGTCGAAGGGGGATTTGAAGCCGATGTCGGCATTGACGGAGGCGGAAGCGCAGGCGATTACGTCGATTGAAGTGGTGATGAAAAATGCGGTGGCGGGGGATGGGCAGGTAGACCGGATTCTGAAGATACGACTGGCGCCGCGAGAAAAATACGTGGAGTTGGCGGCGCGGTATCACGGGATGTTGATTGATCGGTCGGAGACGACGATTAACGTGAACGTGGTGGGGGCGAAATTGGATGCGGCGCGGCGGCGGGCGGCGGGGTTGTTGCCGGATATCGAGGTCGTCGCGGAGAAGGGAGAGGGCGTATGAGACTGGGCAAGGGTGTGGAGCGGACCATCGACATGAAGGATGAGGCTGAAGCGGTGCCGGTCGAAGCGCCGGAAAAAGCGCCGGAACCGCAGGAAAAAGCGCCGGAAGAAGCGCAGGACACTGAAGCAGATGTCGCACTGCCGTTAGAAGAAGCAGCGGAGCCGGAGCCGGTCGGGTGAAGTCGGCGGCGGAGTTAGAGGACGACCTCGAAGAATTTGTCGGGCAGTTCTACGCGGACCCGTTGGGCTACGTGCGGGCGGCGTTTCCCTGGGGCGAGCCGGGGACGGTGCTGGAGCGGTATCGCGGGCCGCGCCGCTGGCAAGAGGAGTTCCTGGAGTGGCTGGGCGGCGAGATTCGGGCGCGGAAGTTCAACGGCATGGACGCGGTGAAGCCGATTCGCGCAGCCGTGAGCAGTGGTCACGGCGCGGGCAAAGGTGCGCTGACCGGGATGCTCGTGAACTTCCTGATGAGCACGCGGCGGGATGCCAAAGGGACCGTCACCGCGAACACCTCGACGCAGTTGGACGACAAGACGTGGGCGGCGATTCTGTTCTGGAACAAGCTGTCCCTCACGTCGCACTGGTTTGAAGCGAATACGCAAATTCTGTTTCGGGTCGGGTCGCGGGAGTCGTGGCGCGTGACACCACAAACATGCGCGCCAGAAAACTCCGAAGCCTTTGCTGGACAGCACAGCGAAAGAAGCACCAGTTTCTACATCAACGACGAAGATTCCAATGTTCCCGAGGTCATCCACGAAGTCCAAGAGGGCGGGCTTGCCAAGGGAGAGCCGATGATTTTCCTGTTCGGGAACCCGACGCGGCGCCAGGGGTCGTTCTACGAAGCCGTGTTCGGGGAGCGGCGGCATCGCTATAAAAGCTGGGTCATTGATGTCCGGACCGTTGAGGGGCACAACGCCGGGTGGGTGCAGGAAATTGCGGACGACTATGGCGCCGATTCCGATGTCTTTCGTGTCCGTGTCGAGGGGATCCCGCCGAAGGCGGGGGACATTCAGTTCATCGACAGCGACCGGGTCGAGGCCGCGAAGTCCCGATCGATTGCCGTGCTGCCCGACGAACCCCTCATCGCCGGATGTGATTTGGCGTGGGGCGGGTCCGACTTCAACGTCGTGCGGTTCCGCCGAGGGATGGACGCGCGCACGGTGCCGCCGGTGCGGATTCCTGGGTCGCTGACGCGTGACCCCGCGATTTTGATTTCTCGACTGTCGGATGTGCTGAGCACGACCTACAATGGCCACCGCGTGGCGATGTTGTTTCTCGATTCCGCAGGCATTGCCGGGCCGGTCGCGGCGCGGTTGCGGGAATTGGGCTATCGGAACGTGCAGGAAATCAATTTCGGGGCGGACAGCCCTGACCCGACGAAAACGCGGTATTACCGCGATTTCATGTGGGACAAGCTCAAGATGTGGCTCTTGACGGCCGCGATTGGCACCGACCGCTGGCTGGTGCAAGACCTCCAGCAGCCGGGGATTCGACATGACCCGAAGCAACGGATTTGGCTTGAGAGCAAAGCCGACATAAAACGGCGCGGCGGACATTCGCCCGATGACGGGGACGCATTGGCACTCACGTTCGCCGCGCCGGTTCGTGCCCCGCGCCTCTTGCGGCTCGTGGAATCGCCGTTTGCGACCGAGGACGGCGAGATGGGCTGGATGGCGTGAGTGTCGAGGATGACGTGGCCCGGCTGATTGGCGAATCGCTCGCCGCGCATACCCGCATGTTGCAGGCGTCGAATGCCCGCGCCGAGGCACTCATCATCCAGAATGCACGGGAGGCACTCGCGGCGCTCCTCGCCGCCGTGCTGCTCGATCCGACACGGTCGTTGCCCGCCTGGACCGCCGTTCCGAAGCGCGAGCAGATCGCGATTTCGGATCGGATGCTGCCGTTCTACCACCAACTCGACGCCGAAGGGCTGGCCGAGGGGCTATGAGACAGGACACGTAGATGGCCATTCGTCGCCCAGGGCGCCGGGGATCGCTCACGCGGGAATACAAATCCTCGTCGCCGTTCATGGAACTGGCGCGCACCCGCTACACCACCGCCTGCGAGTTCGATGAAGGGCAGGACCGCCGCGAAATCGAGGATCTCAAGTTCTACAACGACGATCAGTGGCCCGAGGATGTGAAACGCCTCCGCGCCGGGCGCAATGCCGAAGGTGGCCTGCCACCGGTGCCCGCCCGCCCCTGTCTCACCATCAACAAAGTCAAAGCGCCGGTGCTTCGGGTCATGAACCAGGAGCGCCAGTCAGACCTTGGCATCGAAATCGTGCCCGCCGACGACTTCGAGTCGCTCACCGGCCCGATTGCCGACAAGGAAATCGAACTGCGCGAAGGGCTCGTGCGCCGCATCCAGCGCCAGAGCGAAGCGGCCGACGCGCGCTCCTGGGCATTCCAGCGCGGCGCTATCGCCGGGCGCGGCTACTACCGCGTGCTCACCCGCTACATGCCCGGCAAGACGATGCAGCAAGAGGTTGTCGTCGCCCGCATCTTCAACCAGGGCGCGGTCAAACTCGATCCGACGCATGAGCAGCCGGATGGGAGCGATGCTGACTGGGGCTTCATTGGCTCGTGGATGCCGTGGGAACGGTATTTGGCGACGTATCCGAAGGTGGAGAACGAAAATGGGAAAAAAATCAACAATCCCTTCAAAACGTACGACAACGATTCGGATTTCACGTCGCTGACGCAGCAATATCCGCAGTGGTTTCGCGCAGAACGTGGGCCGACCGGCGAAGTGCTCAAAGCGGTCTACGTCACCGAATACATCTACTGCGAGTACGAAAACCGCACGCTCCTGGAGTTCGCAGACGGCCATACCGCCTGGGAAGATGAAACCGACGAGGACATCGCCAGCGCCGCCACCGACTCCCGCTCGATTCCAGAGCGCAAGTTCACGCATTGCGTCATCGACGGCGTCCACATCCTGGAGCAGACGGAGTGGCCGATTCCGTATACCGGGATCATCAAGGTGCTGGGCGAGGAAGTGCAGCCCTACGACAACGAGCGGCGCGTCATCGGGATCGTGCGGCCGTCACGGGACTCACAGCAGGGCTTCAACGCGATGGTCAGCAAAATGGTCGAGGTCGTCGCGCTCGCGCCGATTCCCGCCATCATGCTCGCGGAAGGGCAGGACGAAGGCTTCCAGCACGAATACGCCGCCGCCATGACCCGCACCCTGCCGGTCCTGCACTACAAACAGACCGATTCAGCCGGTGCCCAGGCGCCGCCACCCTTCTCGCCGCCGCGCAACTCGCCTATCGAGCCGGTCGGGTTCGCGTTGCAGATGTTTGCCGAGGCGATTCAGGACACGACCGCGACCCACGACAGCGCGCTGGGCAAAAGCGAGAAAAACGTCACGTCCGCGAAGCACGCCAAGCTCCTGACCGACGAAACGGGCATGAGCACGTCTGGCCTGCTCGACAACCTGACGCGCAGCGTGCGCTACGAAGGGCTGCTCATCAACGAATTGCTCTGGCACGTCTACGGCCGCAAGCCAGGACGATTGGCGCACCTTGTGACCGGCGAAGGCGAGGCGAAATCGGTGTTGATCGGCCAGCCGTTCACGATGGACCCGGCGGCGCGCCGTCCGGTGCCGGTACCGCCGCCGATGCCGGGCATGCCGATGGGGATACCGCCGGGGATGCCGCCACCGGGACCGCCGGGCATGAACGGACGCCCAAATGGCCTCCCGAATGGCCAGCCGAGCGGGATGCCGCCGATGAGCAGGGCCAACGGCGCCCCGGCTCCCCAAATCCAGGAATACACGCTGACGGAGCACGCGCGCTTCAATGTCGCGGTCAAGGTGACGCGCACCTACGACACCCGCCGCGAACAGGAGCATCAGTCAGTCGGCCAAGTCATTGCCGCTGACCCGAACCTGATGCAAGTCATTGGGGACTTGTTCTTTAAGTCGATGGACGGGCCGGGCCACAAGGAAATGGCCGAACGGATGCAACTGATGTTGGCGCCGCCGGTCCAGGAATACCTCAAGGCGAAGAAAGAGGGCCGCGATCCGGTGCCGCCGCAGGTGCAGCAGCAAATGGATCAGGCCAAGAAGATGATCGAGGCGCTGTCGAAGCAACTGGAGGCGGTGACCAAGAAGCTCCAGACCGACGAAATCAAGCAGTCGGCGGAGAACGCGCGGACGCAGTTTGACGGGCAGGTGGCGCTCCAGACCGAAGCCGTGCGCGCCCAGGCCGAGGTCGCCAAGGCGCAGGTGCAGGCGCAACTCCAAATCGAACTCCAAAAGCTCAAGATGGCCCAGGCGAACCTCGACCGCGAGGACACCCAGGCGCACGAGATGGCGATGGGGAGCGCCGATGCCGCCGCCGCCGCCGATCAGGCGCAAATCCAGGCGGATCGGGTTGCGGCCCAGACCGCGCAGCAAGCGGGCCACGCGCGCGAGGCGCAGTTCTCCGACCAGCAAGCCGCGCAGGCGTCCCAGACACAAGCCGAACAGGCGGAAGCCGAACAAGCCGCGCAGGCGCAAGCGGCGCAGGCCGAACAGGCGGCACAGCAGCAGGCGGCGGATCAGGCCGCAGCCGCGCAGGCGCCGGAGGAACCGGCGTGAGGGACTACTTGGACGACGCCGACGAGCCGATCCGGCTGATTACGCCGCCGACGATGACGCCTTCGACGCCGCATCGGCCGTCGCGAGCGCCGTTGCTCCAAATCTGTCCGATCTGCCTGCATCCGGTGACGGCGCTCTCGTTGGACCACTTACAGGAGGGCATGTTGGCGCACTGGAACCGGAGGCATCCGGTCGGGTAATGGAACTGCCCGCCGATCTGGAACGCTACCGGGTGAAAGCAGCCGGGCCGTGCCCAGGGTGCCAGCGGCAGGTGTCACATGTGCTGGCGCGGGTCGATGAGAGTGGCGGGCTCTTGCTGGCGTTCCTGCACGACGGGGACGAGCGGGGATCGGTGCCCTGTTTGGCCTTCGCGCCACGGGAAGCCGTGGAACGCGAAGTCATTCGGAATATGCCCCCGGCGGCGGGGATTCACTGAGGAGGCGCGATGGACCTGTTACTGCTCCTGATCGGCTTGGCGGTGGTGGGCTTCGTGATCTACCTGATCACGGCGCTGATCCCGATGCCGCCGTACTGGGCACGGGTGATTCAGACCGTCGCGCTGATTGTCCTGCTCGTCTATCTATTGACGCGGTTTTTCCCGTTACCCAACGTGTTGCGGTGACGTGATGTGGCGACTCTGGACGCGTGGCTGGGGACCAAGGGACTGGTGGCACTGGTTCAGGAGAGAGGGCTTTCCGATGTGGGTCGCATGGCGACTGCCGCACCGGATCGCGCTGTGGACGTTCATTCGCGTCTACGCGAAGGACGGGCAAGCCCCTGGACCTGAATATGACCGGGTCTATGACGCATGGGAGGCTGGCGCGCGGCGGCAATGATGCCCGAACTTCTGGCGCTGGCGGTCCTTGGGGCGCTCTGCGCGTGGCTGCTCTGGGCCAACGTCACCTCGCCAGACGAGGCGCCCGCCGGGTGGCTGGATTGGGTCAATCTCGTCTGTGCGCTCGTCGGAGTCGCCGTGCTCCTGGCGGGCGCGGTGGCCTTTGGCGGCATGAATGAGGCGTTTCCCTGACATGAGCGTCTGGACCTCTATCGGCATTGCCGTCATCGCCTTGGCGCTCATCTGGGTCGCGGCGGATTGGATTTTTCGGCGGCAGTAGGGCTTGGTAGGGCTTTGTCGGGTTTTATTAGTAGTTTGTCGAGTTTTCGACGAAAAGTGTCGAGTTTTCGACGAAAAGTGTCGTTGCAGAACGTGACACTTCGTGACACTTCGTAACACTTTTTGTTGCGCTTTTTGTTCGCCGTTCCTTCGCTTGGAATCGCACTAATCGCACTAATCGCACTGCGAATCGCACTCTCTTTTTTTCGTTTCTTTCGTCTATTTCGTCGCGACAGCGACGTTGGAGCGCGTAAGTGGCACTAGCTGACCATCCCACCACCACCGCCGACGCAGGCGGCTGGACCGAATCGCCCGACCAGCCCACCGTCGAACCGCAGGGCCAGAACACCGAAAAGCCGGAGCCCACCGGCACCAATGGGCTCGACGCGACCGGGCAGGCGCTTGTCTCCGAGCCGGAAGAGGCGCACGAAGGCAACGAGCCGCCGCGCCGCGCCGATGGCCGGTTCGAGAAAAACGGGTTCCGGCGCCGGGCCGCGAGCCAGCAGGCCAGCGCCGAGGATGTCCCGCGCATCCAGGAATTGACCCGCAGGCTCCGCGAAACCGAACGGGAACGCGACTCGCTGAAGTCCGGTGGCAGGCCCGCCACCTCCAACGGGCAGGCCGCACCGGTGCTGGAGCCGCCGCCCGCGCCCGCGCCGCCCGCGCCGCCGACACGTCGGCCGGGCCTTCCGCCGCCGCCGCCGCCGTTCACGCTCCAGGAGCCGACCTTCGACCAGTTCAAGGACTCGCCCGATCCGCTCCGCGACTACACGAAGGCGATGGCGCGGTTCACCCACATCGAGGAGAACCATCGCCGGGCGGTGGAGTGGCACAAGGAGCAGTCGCAGAAGGTGAGCGAGCGCCATGACGGCGAACTGCACGCGATGACGCAGGCGCACTGGGCGCGCATGTCCGCGATTGCTGCCGATCCGGCCAACAAGGGCTTGGTCGAACAGTTCGCGAACGACAACCGGCCGATCACGCCCGCTATCCTCCAGGCGGTCGTCCGCATGGGCGATCAGAGCGCCGCTGTCACGTTGGCGATGCTCAAGACGCCGGGACTGCTTGAAGAATTGACGCTTGCGACTTACGATAGGCCCGCAACACCCGACCTCGTTGCGATTGTGCAACGCCGCTTACAGTCTTTGGGGCTTTCGGCCGCAACCACCGGATCGGCCACTGCCCCTGCTCCAAGACCAGCGCCCCGTCCGCCGAATCCGGTGCGGACCGCGCCAGAGGCACCGCCACGGGAACTGCCCGGTGACGATGCGTCGTTAGCCGATCACGCGGCAGCGTTCCACCAGCCGCGCCGCTCACGCTTGCGACGAGATCGCTAGCCTGCGGCCCGTTGGCTGCTGCCATTGTGAGCGGCCAATGAATTACGTCATCACCCCGACGTGGGTCACCAAAGACACCGCGTTGTTCTGGGACAACAGTCTCAAGCTCGTTGGGAACTTCGACCGGCAGTGGAACAAAGAGTGGAATAACAAGCCGAAAGGCTCGCAAATCGGGGACACCGTCCAGGTCCGCACGCCGCAACGCTGGACCGTCACCGAGGGGCAGGCACTCATCCAGCAGTCCATCCTCAACCAGACCGTCCCGCTGACGCTGAACCATCAGTACAACGTCGGCATGGGCTGGAGCAGCATCGAGGACACCCTCCAGATCGAAGAAGTGCAGGACCGCTACACGATGCCTGCCGGTGTCGCGCTGGCGAACAAGACCGACGCCGTTGCGGGCGCCGAGGTCTACCAGTCGATTTACAACGTGGTCGGCACGCCCGGCACGCCGCTGGTCAACAAGGACTGGACGGACGCGGTTGCGCTGCTCCAGATGACGGGCACGCCGGAAGGCTACGTCGCGGTCATTGACCCGTTGATGCAGAGCGAACTGCTCAACGCGAACTTCGCGTTGTTCGGCAAGCAGTACCAGGAATACTTCCGCACCGGCCAGTTCTCCGCGATGGCCTTGGGCGTGGACGAGTGGTACTACGACGCCGTGCTGCCGATTCACAATTCCGGCAACTTCGCGGCATCAACCCCCATCGTCTCGGGTGCGAACCAGACCGGATCGGTGCTCAACATCTCCGGCATGGGCGCGTACTCGCTGAAGAAGGGCGATGCGTTCTACGTGCTTGGCACGTCCCTCCAGGGCGTCAACCCGCTCTCGTACACCTCGACCGGCCAGCCGCAGCGGTTCGTCCTCACGGCGGACATCGCGGGCACCGGCACGGCGGCATTGCCGATCAGCCCGGCGATCATCCCCAGCGGTCAGTTGCAGACGGTGACGGGATCGCCGTCGAACGGCGCGGCGATTGTCTTTGTCGGTGCGGTCCCTACGGCTGCGCCGACGACTCCGCCGTGGACGATGGCGACGACGGCCTCGCGGCAGCAGTTCTTGTTCAACCCGGCGGCATTCGCGTTCGTGTCCGCTCCGTTGACTTCGGATCTGCCCGGCGCGCGGTCGAAGGTCGTCACCAACAAGGACATCAAGGCGTCCCTGCGGTGGGCGGAACAGTGGAACATCCAGACCGACCAGAAGCCCTCCAGGGTGGACATTCTGATTGGTGTGGCGGCTATCGAGCCGTACTTCGCGGTGCGGTTGCTGCGGTAGTCTCGACGTATCGGGGGTCCGCGCGATGGGAATCCTCTCGTCGCGCGGACTGGGGTTGCATGCACGGCCATCAGGGCAAGGGGACTTCTTATGGCATGGCTTTCACAGACACTCGCGGCGGCGTTCTCCAAGGACGCCATTGAACTCACGGTCGTAGATGCCACCGGGCTTCCGCCCGTGGGCGTCTCTGGCCTCCAGAACTGGCGCGCACGTATCGACGGCGAGTGGATGCTGATCGACGGTCAGCCCGCGCCCAAAGTGGTGCGGGTCAAGCGCCGGGGCGACCAGGGCACGACCGCTGTCGCGCACGACATCGCGTCCAGCATCGTGTTCTCCGGCTCGCCGTACGATCAGGTCGCACTGGCGCCGGGCGCGAGCACGTTCCCGACACTCGGGGCACCGACCACGCGCACCATCGGCGGGGATCTGGCGCTCACGTCGGAGATGGTTGCGGCCATCGGGCAGAACACCGCGTTCCTGCTGCACAAGCTGACACCGGCGGCAATCTCGCTGGCGAAGCCGACGTTTGCACAGAACGGGTTGGCGCTGACGTTCACGTCGGCGGCGGGCGTGGCGCATGTCGTCACGTCGGCGGGCGGCGGGTTCGGCACGGGCGTCACGGGCTCGCCCGCGAGCACAGCGACGTTTGGTGCATTCACGGGCGCGAGCTTCACGGTGGTCGCAGCCGGGGGCTTGTGGAACGTGATGTCCAACAACGGCGTCACGTTCAGCTAGGTTTTTCAACCGCCGCAGACCGAAGGGCGAGTGAACGTAGGGCGCCCCGGTCTGCGGCGCTTTTTTCGAGGACGGCATGGCAGAACAGCACTACGACGGCCCCGCGATTCAGATCAATCCCGCGTCGGCCTACGCCGCAGAGATGCGCAAGTGGGAATCGACCTACACGATGTACGGCGCGCCGGGCCGTCCCTTCGTCTACGTCGAGTATCCGCGCGACATGTTCCTGGCCGGGCACCCGGACGGCCGTCCCGGCAAGATCGAAATCCTGCACGGCTCCACGCGCACCGTCCACAGCGATGCGGAGCGGAGCGCGGCCGAACGTGACGGCTACGACGCGGACCAGCACGAGGCGATCAAGAAACAGAAGGACCGTGACCGCGAGATGGCCCGCGCCGCTGCCGCGCAGAACTTCGCGGATCGTCGGATGTCCGAGAAGGCGCTGACGGAAAAGGCCGAGGTCGAGGACGCCACGGCAGAGCACGTCGCGGACGTGCCCCGCGCCAATCCCAAGACAGGCAAGCGCACCATCGAATAGTCGCGCTCACGGGCGCGGAGGACAGACACATGGCCGATCCAGTTACGTATCCAGCCACCGATCCATTCGCCACCACGGCTATCGAGCCAGTCGCCGCCGAGCCGGTTGCCGACACCGCCGAAGTCGAAATCATCGAGTTCCCGAAGGAACTGTTCATGCTCAAGCGCCCGGTCGAGAAGCCCGTGCTTCCGGCTCCAGTACTGAGCACGCGCACGGTCAACAGCGCCGAGGAACAGGCCACCGCCGAAGCGGAAGGTTGGTTCGCTGATCTGGCTGCTGCCGCCGCTGCCGCCGCTGCCGCCGATGAGCCGGAACCGGAGCCGGAACCCATCGTGGACGGCCCGACGTTCTAAACGCGCCCTCGCGGGCACGAGGACACGCATGGATATCGCTGCCGCTACGTTTCTTCGGATGTCGATGCAGGATCTGGGCGTCCTGGGCGGCGGCGAAGCGGCCGAAGGCGTCCACATGGCGGACGGCCTTCAGCGTCTACGGATGATGATCGCGTCGTGGTCGCTCGACGCGCTCACGGTGGTGCAGACGCAGCGCGAAGTGTTCCCGATGGTATCCAACAAGGGTGCCTACACCATCGGGCCGGGTCTGGACTTCGACACCGCCCGCCCAGTCGGGCAGCAGTCGGTCGTCGGCGCGGGCCTCGTGCTGTACGCCGACACGCCGCAGGAGGTCGAGATCCCGTGCGCGATGCTGACGTACGACATGTACCAAGCCACGCGCATGAAGAACCAGCCGAACTCGCAATTCACGTCGGTGTTCTATCGGCCGGGTGCCATTGGCGAAATTCTCCTGTGGCCGATCCCGGCGGTGGCCTATCCGCTCGCGCTCTATCTGGAGAAGGTGGTCCCGACCTTCGAGAACCTGACCACGCCCTACCCGATTCCTGACGGCATCGCGGCGGCGATTCAATACAACCTCACGCTCGCCATCGCGCCGATGTTCCAGGTGACGCCGTCGCCGGACGCGGTGCGTATGGCGCGGGACACGTTCGCGGCGATGAAAAGAAGCAATTATCAGATGACCGACGTGGCCATCGATCCGATGTTCACGATGCAGGGGCCGGGCGCGGGCTACAACATCAACACGGGTGGCGCCCAGCGTCATGGGTGAGTTTTCGGCTTTTGTCGGAGGAAGCCACAGGGCGCAATCGCCTGTCACCGACAACGAAGAACTCTATAACTTCTTCGTAGAAGTCTCGGAGTCGCCTGGGGCGACGGCGCAAGCCTCGCTCTCACCGACGCCGGGCGTGCAGCCGTTCGCCATCGCTCCGGCGTCTGGCGGGCGCGCGATGTTCGCAGACGTGACCACGTACGATCCGGTTCCGGCGCAGGGGCGCTGCTTCGCGGTCTACGGGGATCGCTTCGTGGAAGTGCTCGCGAACGGCACCACGGTCCAGCGCGGCGTCGTCGCGGTAGACCAGAATCCCGCCACCATCAGCACGAACGGCTACGGCAGCGCGGAAGAATTTGACAACACGGATCAGTCAGGGCGCGGGCAACTGCTCGTTACGTCTGGCGGCATCGCGTATTGCTACGAACTGGTTGTAGACCGGTTCACCGAGATCACGGCACTCTCAAGCGAGGGCGTCACCGCCACGCAAGGCGCGTGCGTCAACGGCTACTTCCTGATTTTTGACCGCAACGCCAGCGCGGTGTACATGTCGTTCCTGCTCGACTGCACGCGCTGGGATCTGTCGCAAGTCATCCAGCCGGGCATCATCACGAATCCGTGGCGGGCGATGATCGTGTCGCCGTTCGGGCAGATCATCTTGCCCGGCGTCACCACGGGCGAAATCTGGTACAACGCGGGCACGTTTCCGATTCCCTTCGCGCCGGATCTGTCTGGCGCGCTGTCCTACGGGTGCGCCGCGACGTTCTCGATTGCCGTGGTGGGCGAAACAGTCATGTGGCTGGCCAAGACCCCGGATGGCGGCATCCAGGTGATGCAGTTGCAGGGCTACCGGCCGCAGCGTGTCTCGACGCACGCGATGGAATTTCAGGCCGCGAGTTATCCCCGGATTGATGACGCCATCGGGCAGGCATACACCGAGCAGGGGCACACGTTCTACCTGCTGACGTTCCCGACCGCCAACGTGACGTGGGGCTATGACGAGAAGGCACCCGAAGGGCGGCGCTGGCACAAGCGCGGTACCTGGATTTCTGAGGCCAGCCATTACGTCTACTTCCGGCCGGTGTTCCACGCCTTCGCGTTCAACATGCACCTGATGGCGGATCGCGAAAGCGCCCGCATCTATCAGATGTCGAGTGCGCTGCCGCGCGATGTGGACGACCGCGTGATCCGGCGCTTGCGGCAGTCGCCCACCGTGCAGAACGAGAACATGCGGATCGTCCTGACGTGGTTTGAACTGCTGCTGCAAACCGGCATCGGCCAGGACGCGGCACCGTTCGGCCCGCCGCCCACGGTCATGCTCCGCGTGTCGAAGGATGGCGGGCGCACCTGGGGCGACGAGCGGCAGGCGAGCGCCGGGGCGCTGGGTGCCTACCTGACCCGCGTCTACTGGGCGCGGATTACGCAGGGGCGACAGACGACGTTTGAGGTCACGGTATCGGACGCGGTGCGGAACTGGCGCATTACCGCCGCGTATCTGCGGACGCCGCAAGGACAAGGGGCCTGATGCCGCTTACCCCTGGACTTGTTCAGACGGAATTGGTCGATGAGGACCGCTTTGTCACGCAACCGTGGCAGGTGTATTTCCGCGACCAGACCGCCGCGATGGCCACGGTGCCGGTGCGGCAACAGGTCGTCCAGTTGCCGCCGGTGGCGGCGGCGATTCCGGTCACGTCGATTGCCACCGGGTCGCTGCCTTCGGGCCTCTATCGGGTAACAGCGGCGGTGCGCGTGACGGTGCCCGCCGCTACGTCATCTTCCGTAGCGGTGACGGTGCATTGGGTAGACGGTGGCGTCGTCTGCTCGCTGCCGCTCGTGCTGGCGGTGACGGGGAACACGACCGCGTCAGTCGGGACCGGGACGGCGATGGTGCATAGCGATGCGGCCACGCCGATCAGTTACTCGGTGGCGTATGCGTCGGTCGCCGCAGGCATGGCCTACCAGTTACACCTCGTGCTGGAAACAATGGGGGGCGAGTAAATGGCAGCGGGTGGTTTTCGGGTCGATCAAAAGCCCAAGAAACAGGACATCACGGGTGCTTCGCTTGGCTTCACGCCCAGGCCGATCCGTCCACGGGTCGCGGGCGAAAGCCCGGCGGCGTACGCGCGATACAAGAAACTCGCAGAAGGCGAGCAAGCGCGGCAAGTCGCCAATGCGCGCGGCATCAACACGTCAGGGATGGCGTGGGACGGGAACAAATTCCACGACGCCAACTATACCGAGTGGTATGCCGACCCGGCGCTGTGGGGACACATCGCACCAACCGCGATGTCGTTGGGTGCGTCGTTGTTTGGCAACGCGGCGCAGACCGGGGCACAGGTGGCCGGGCAGAGCGCGGCCGATGCGGCATCCTCACAGGTCGGCACGGTCAGCGGTGTCGTGCCCGGCATCGTTGAGCCGACTGTCAACGCGGGCCTGTTGCCTGCCACCTTCTCGTCACCGTTGGCCGCGAACGTCTTGCCTGGGGCGAGTGCGCTCGCGCCAGGGGTCGCCTCGTCGGCAGTCCCCTTGGTGGCGCAGTCGTCGCTTCCGAACTTTTCGTCTGGGGTCGTGGAGAACCTGCCCGGCAATGTCGCGTCGAGGCTCCCGGCCGCGCTGGCAACTGCGGGCGCTGGCGCGGGCGCCGCCACCGTGGCGAATCTCTTTGGCAACACGCCATCGACCTACACGCCCGACGTGCCAGAACCGACGAACAATCAGAGTCAGAACCAGGACCGGCAGAACAGCCAGAAGACCTCGTTTCAACTCCCGTTCGGCATCACGCTCAAGGACTTGGCCGGGTTGGGCGTCGGCGCCTTCAACAGCTACATGAACAACAACAGCGCCAACAATCAGACCGCCGCGCAAGCCGCCGCCGACAAGGCTGCGCTCGACTTCGCGATGCGCGCGTACGACGAAACCGCCGCGAAAGAGCAGGCGCGCTTTGAGGCGACCGAAGCGCGGCGGGCGCCGTATCGGCGGGCCTCGCTCGACACCCTTGGCGAGTTCAAGAAATTGCTGTGGAACACGAACGAGGACGTATAGCCAATGGCCCGCTACACCTACGACCAAGAAGGCAATCTCATCGACGAGGACACCCTTGAGCCCGTCGTTGATCCGGTCACTCCAGGCTCTGCTGACGGCGAACCGCCCACCTATTGGGTGCCGCCGGATGCCTCGTTCGATCCCAGCAACCCGTCCGGTGCGATCAACATCAAGAACCCGACCGCCGATCCGAGCCTACCGTTCGTGCAGGCAGGGACAACCGGCGGCTACGTGGACGGGCACATTACGCGCGGTCAGGGCGAAAGCGATACGGAGGAGTCCGCCAAGCGCGACTACGATGCCGCGATTGCCGCAGGCGTTCCGCCGGAATGGGCGGCGGAGTTTCTCAAGAAGAACTATCACGACGAGAACCGGCTCATTTCGGGCTACTTCAGCGATGCCGGAGTCGAGGACACGCGCCTGGGCAGCGGCAGTAGCGGTGGCGGGGGCGGGGGGCAAGGCGGCAGCGGCTATACCGGCCCCTTTGCGCCGCCGCCCACGTCCAGCGGGTGGATGCCGACGTACACCGCGCCCGTCTTTACGCCACCGGCCGCGCTCGACCTCCCAAGCTGGAAAGAGCCAGCGGCGTTTAGCTACGCCGATTTCCAGCGGCCTACGCTGGAGCAGGCGCGCAGCGAACCTGGGTTCGCCTTCGCGATGGAGCAGGGCGGCAAGGCGCTGGCCAACAGCGCCGCGTCCAAGGGGCTGCTCCGCACGGGCGGTACGGCCAAGGAACTGATCGGCTTCGGGCAGAAGTTGGGCGAGCAGAACTACAACAACGTGTTCAACCGCGAGCAGGGTGTCTACGACACGAACCGGAGCAATGCTTCCGACATCTGGACGAAGAACTACGGCGCATCCAAGGATGCCTACAAGTACGGCGTGGATGAGATCCAGGGCGAATACGACAGTGCCTACACCACGTCGAAGGACGCCTGGGACGCCGCCACGCATGGTGCTGAGGCCGAGTACTTGCCGAAGCGGCAAGAGGCCGAACTGAACTTCAAGGCCGCGATGGATCAGTGGCTCGAAAAGATGCGACTCGCGGGCCTCATTGAAGCGGACTCCGACTAATGGCTGCTTACCCGCCGCTTGTTTCGCCGTATGCGCCCGGCCCGAACCGGATGAACGATGCGTTCCGCATTGCGGACCTGATTCGGCAGCAGGGCCGTTCCGCCGCCGAACAGCAGGGGCGGAAGGGTGCGATTGTCGCGGACCTCGTCACGGGGGCTGGCGGCATGGTCGTGGGCGCGATGCAGCGCCGCGACGATGCGCGGGAGGCTAGCGACATCGCCACGATGATCAATTCGGGGAACGCCGACCTTGGTTCGATCATCAAGCGGGTGGGCGTCGAGAAGGCCAAAACGCTCGTGCCGATGATCGAGGCGCACCTGACGCGGTTGCAGGCCATCGAGGACCGCAAGCAGGCGCTCGCGGACAAGCAGTTGGCAGCGAGCGAGAAGGCCAACGAAAAAGGCATGTGGCAGATGTCGGCGGACGCCCTGCGACAGCCGGGCGCGGATCGCTACGCCATCCAGGATCAGTATTTCGGCCAGACCGGCAAGACGTTGCCGATGAGCGACTTGGTGGCCGATCCGAAGGTGGCAGCGGCGGAGCGTCAGAAGCAGATGGATGACGCGATGATTCTGCGGGCTGGGGATGCGCTGCGCCAGCCGAATGCCAACCCGAAGGCGATCAACCAGGAACTCTGGTCAGAAACAGGCGGCAGGGAAACGATCCCGAAGGAACTACTGCCGCCGGAGCTAAAGCAGGACGTGACGCTGGCCACGCAGGACATCCTCGTCAACGGTCAGCGCGTCGGGAACGTGCTGTTCAATTCGGTCAGTGGCAAGTATCTGTCGCTCGCCACCGGCGAGCCGATTCCGATCAAGCCCGGCGATGTCGTGACGCCCTACCATGCGCCGACGAGCAGCGGGACTGGTGGCGATGCGGGCGACGAAGAAATCAGGTGGACGGATGCTGCCATCGATCAAGCGGCTGCGGACTATGCCACGTCGGGCATCCTGCCACCGCTGGGCAACGGAAAAAACGCCGCTGCCACCAAAACCCGGATCGCCAACCGCAAGGCCGAACTGTTCCCCGATGCGGACATGTCCGGAAACCGGGCCGCGTACATCGCCAACCGCTCCAACCTCACGCAACTGGTGCGGTCGCGCGGCGCGATTGGGGCTTTTGAGGCCACCGCGCAGAAGAACATCGACATCTTCCTGGCGCAGGCGGGGAAGGTGGCGGATACCGGTATCCCACTGCTCAATCGTCCCGTGCGCTGGGTCACGGGGCAAATCATGGGGTCGGGCGAGCAGGCGTCGTATCAGGCGGCACGACTCGTCGCGATCAACGAAATTGCCAAGCTCACCGCAAACCCGAACCTGACGGGCGTGCTGTCCGACACGGCGCGGCGCGAGGTCGAGGAGTTCAACCCGCAAAGTGCCACGCTCGCACAGACCATTGCCGTCATGCGGACGCTCAAACAGGACATGGCGAACCGGATGTCCTCGCTGGATCACGAAATTCAGACCGCGCAGCAGGCCACGCGCTCGACGCTCGTCGGTTCGCCCACGCCCCGCACTGGCAGTGAAGGCGGCGCGACGACGCCGCCACCTGTCACCACGCCCCCGCCACCGCGAACGATGGCACCTATCGCGCCGGTGTCCTCGTCCCCGCGCCTGACGATCCCACCGCCGACGACACCGCGCCCGCCGGTGGTGGCGATTCCCGCGCCACGGCAAGCGGCGCCTACTGCGCGGCAGCAAGCGCCGAGGATCCCGGGAAAAATCTACGTCGTTGATCCCAACGGGAAAGAGCAGCCCTTCGACACGCAGGAACAAGCGGACAACTTCAAGCGAATGATTGGCGTGCGCTGATGCCTGAGATCGACTACGACGCACTCGCGGAGCAGGCCCGCCGGTCTGCACCTGCACCGCCGCCACCGCCACCGGTGGCCGCGCCCGCACGTCCATTCGTCCCGGCGCACGCGCCGCCACCGGCGTATGGCCCTGTCGCCTCGCGCGGCACAATGACGCCGGTCGCTCCGGCACCCCAGCGTGTCCAGGCGCCGCCACCGGCGTTCGGGCCGGTGGCCTCACGCGGCACGATGACGCCGGTGGACCCCATGCCGCCGATGTCGATGGCGGCTTCGCACGAGCCCGATCCCGACGCGAACAGGCCCGACTACGCCTACAACCTGTCGGATCGGTATCGGCAGGCGGTCGGCCTCACGCCAGAGGAATACGCCACCGGTGGCCGAGGCGGTGGCCTTGCGAGTTCCCCCAAGCTGATTCTCGACACCTTCGACGCGGTGCTGAACAACACCGTTGGCGCGATGACCAACGGGATCGTGGACATGCAATCGGGGAACTACTTCCGAGGCGCGCGAGACGTGGGCTACGGCGCTGGCATGACAGCGGCGGGGATGGTTGCCCCGCAAATGCTGGAGGCTGTCTGGGCTGCGCCGATCCAGATGCTCAGCCGGATTGCGCTAACCGCTGGCCCGCTCGCGATCACGCATCCGTTGGTGCAGAAGATCGGGCAAGACAATGGCCTGACCAGGGATCAGGCTGGCCTCTTGGCCGATACCGTCACCACGGCGCTTGGGTATCCGGCTGGCAAGCTCGCCAACGCGGGCATGACCAAGCTGGAGACGGCGGCGGCGGCGCGGTCGGCAGAGAAACTGCCTGAGCAAGTCAGGACGCTCCGCGAGAAGGTGTTCAAGTCCACCGCGAGTCGGCCCTACACCGAGGACGAGTTCAACGAGGCAGTTGCCGTCTACCGACACTTCAACAAGGGCAAGCTCCCTTC